AAAGATTTCAAAGCTATATTCAAGCAACGGAGTAATTTCGTACTCGTTTACCTGTCCATCAGCCCTTGTTACTTTGAGTTTTGCCATTTTTTAGCCCCTGACTTAGTTGGTTAGAAAGTACCTGTTGTAGCAACTGCTACAGTACCAGAGACGTTCATAGACAAACTCTGTGTTCCGAGGTCGCCAACTGCGCCGTTAATATCTGTAGTTGAGTTGATAAGGCATGTAGCAGTATAGAGAGGGTTAGTCGCTGATACTGCTGTTCCCTTTGACTGTAGAAGAACAACTGTTACGTTAGTTCCCCATGCTGCCTGAAGTGTCTGTAGGACTGAAGCTGTTGCTGTGTCGTTCAAAAAGTCGATTTGGATTTGTGAATCCTCTAAACCTTTTACACGCTTCACCCCAGAATCGCCCATCGCGGTGACGTCCAATTCTGTAAAGTTGCGGTTGAGTGTTACTGATGTAACGTGGTCTGATAAGTCGACGGTATTAACCTTTACGCCTACCAAGTTGCTCATGAATACTGCCATTTAGGTTATTCCTCGTCTTTCTTAGTTGTTGGTTTTGGTGCTTGTGCTGCTGGTGGAAGCTGACCAATCTTGATTAGAAAGTCGGCTTGCTCCTTTGTCCAATCGTCCATCGATTAGCTCCATTCCGTTAGGGTACTGATTGCAATGTCGCAGACCAGTAAATCTCCAGAAGCGATTGATAGGACGCTTGGCGCGCTCACGCTTCCTACGTTAAAGACAATGCTTGAGGCATCTAGTAATTGAAATACTCTGACAATGTCATCTTCCATACCAGCAAGGTTGCCAGCGTTATCCAGCAAAGGCACAAGTATCTGCAAACGAAACATAGCCATGGGCGCAACAGAAGTTCTATCGTTGTTAGTTGGGACAATGTAGGGATCGGCTGGAGTCAAAATTAGGCTGTTAGCAATAGGCGTGGCAGGTGGAAACGCGAATACTGAATATTTAGTGTTATCGGCTAGAGCCGCCGCAATGCTAGACCGTAGGGTAGTTATCGCTGGCATCAGCCCACCATAGAACGAGGGTCAAGATAAGGTGCAAGCAAACCGCGAACGCGAGCAATAAGCTGCGAGGACATTGAGTAAAGATTACCCATTGATCCGTCTGGGTTCATGCCGTTGCCTGAGTTAGTCTGTCGCGCAGTCCAGATAGACACGCAGACCATAAGGCTTGCTTCTTGAATGGCTGGAATAGTTGTGTAATCGATGTATGTCTCTGCCGCGGCTGTGCCAAAAGGGGCAACTGTGTGGCGAGGATTATCGCTTGTGTGACTTGTAGTAACGCTAAACTCTTTGATTCCAACTGTTGTGATTGTCTTAGTGCCGTTGTACTTAGTTCCAGCATTAGTAATAGTTACTGATTGACCAACGTAAAAAATTTCTCTTATATCTTCATCAAAGTAGAGAGTGCCAACTGTGCCTACATTGCCATGAGCAACGATTGGCTGTTGATTCTTCCATAGAAAAGGCAACAAGACATTATCTCCAGCATCACAGACGGACTGAATTACGGCATCGGAATATAAACTTCCAACGCCAAGTGCCGCTTTAAGTTCTGCAACTGTGGTGATGCTCATTGTTATCCTTTCTAAAGACTTGAGGGAGCTGCAAGGGCTCTGGCAGCCCCCTCAAGCGACTTAGGGTATTACTTGTGAATTAAGTCTTGTTGATACCGAACGCGCCCGCACCAATTTTGGTTGCGATTGCGCCGTATCCGTACATTGCAACAAGGATTTCTCCTGAAGCAATTACATCAGCACGAAGCTGATAAGTTGGTGACTCGTACCATGTGTAAGCAGTTGGGTTGATGATAAGGATTGAATCATCCTTGTCTGTGTCATTTGCTGATGGGACGTTAGCAGAGACATAGAGATCAAGACCAGCCACGTTGCCGCGGATGCTGTCTGGACGTACTACGCCGCCAGCGTTTGATGGCTGTGATGCCATGTAGATTGGGCGACCTGACTCGTTAAGTGTCATGAGGTTTGCCCATTGTGAAGTGTTAGCAAGGATGTTGCGAGCAAAACCCTGTGTGTTTGTGTAAACAGATGCTGCACCGCGTGATACAAAACCAAGCAATTCTGCTGCTGTTGGGTATGTTGTTAATGTTGTTGCGTCTGCTGTTGCTCCAGATGCAAGGGCTGTGTAAACCGCTAGGTCTGTTGCCTTTGCGTACTGTGCTGCCATGTTGTTCATCAATTCTGTGATAAACAATGGTGATGAACGGTCAAAGAGTTCAACTGAGAATTGCTGTTGTCCAGCATACTTCTTGACTGATACTGTGACGAATGATGAAGCCTGATCTGTGTTAGATGGTGTTCCAGCTTCTGCTGTTTCTGCAACTGTTGGAAGTGTTGTAATCTTAGGAATTTCGAAAGACATTCCTGCATCTGGCAATGCGCCAGTTGAGATTGCATCGATTGCTGAACGTGTGTTGTTAGCAAGTCCGTTGATGACAGTTGTGAGCTGACGTGTTGGGATAAGTCCTGCGTTGTCTGTTGTATCAGCTGCTGCGCGGACATAGTCGCGTGCTTCATCTGATCCGAGTGATGCTCTGATTGTCATTTCTAGCTGCTTTGGAGCAGAGAAATCAAGGCGTGGCTTTGTGTAAGCCATTGCTGTAATTGTAGGGCGAGCAGCTTCTACAGCCGCAGCTTCTACTGGTGTTGCTTCGACCGGAGTGGTATCTTCCACGACTGTCTCGCTTTCTGTTTTGGTTTCTTCGACAGGGAGAGTTTCCTCTGCCGCGATCTCTAATACTTGAGCAGACTTAAATGCTGGCTCGGTGACTAGAGAAACTTCTTTTAACTTAGCAGCCGATACGACTGTGTGACCATCGCGTGATGGCTTTGATGACAAAATTTCAGCGCCGATAGAAAGACCTGAAACTAATCCTTCTTGTGCCATAAGTAGTGCGTCACTACCGCCGGTGCTACGGGATAACTTAAATGTTGCATAGATTCCGTCTGCGCGTGTTTCAGCAGCAATCATGCGACCGATAGGCTTCTTCATGTCGTGCTGCGATAGCAACTTAATCTTGCTGACATCGCCAATTTCAATAGAGCCAGCTTCAAAGGTATAAGCGCCAAGGTTAGTGTTACCAACCTCGCCTGTACCAATTGGCACAATCTTTCCAGAGATTTCTCTGCGATCTTCGTTGCACTCAATAGATGCAGCTTCTATGTATAGGGTTTCCATTAGATTCCGTTCTCGCTTCCGTTAGGAGTTAAATCTTCCATTTCCATTGCCTGTTCAGTTGTAATTAAACCAAGGCTAAGCATCTTCTCTAGGACGAGTAGGCGCTCCATTGGTTCAGTACGCAAGAAACTGTCATCTAAAGCAAACTTAACGTAGTGTCCTGCTGTAGAGATGTCATCCATTGAAAGACGTGATTCAATCGCTGAAACATAAGGCTGAAGGGTAAAGGCATACATCTGCTTACGCTCATCTTGCACATTGGCATAAGTCATAGTTGTGTTCTGTGATGCAGATACATAATATGGATCAACAGCGCAAAGACGGGCGCACTCTGTCGCAAGGTTCTGAATTGCATCGTTGTAGCCCATGTCTTTAGGGCTAAATCCGATTGTCTGATAATCAATAGTAGATGTTAGGTACGCTGTGCCGTTATTTAGACGAGCGCGCTTCCAAGCTGATAGAAGTCCAGAGACTTCTTGTGGTGGAAGGTCTGCGCCGGTGTTCTTGAGGAATCCTGTGGCAGAAGGTGTAGCAAGTGCAATACTAGCTGCGCGTTGCGCATCGAGGGCTGCCTTAATTGTCTGCGCACCGATGCCTAGAATTCCCTCATCCTTTTGGAATGTAATAAGAGAACCGAGACCGGACATAGGGACTGGCTTACCATCAACGCTGTATTGTGTTACAAAATTAGTAGAAGGATCAGTTAGAAAACTTACGCGAGTGTTCGCAACCCAATTAGCGCGAGCCATGCGACCATCTTCAGCATAGACCTCGGTTATCTGCCAGAAAGCCTGTCCGTACATAAGGAGACTGTCTAGTGTAAAATACAAAGTCAAGAAACGTGGTTGATGAATAGAAGGTTGCTCAACCCAACGAGGAGCAGTAATCATTTCGCCTGTGGACTTCTTGTAATACTCTAAAGGAATGCTAGAGATAGTGCCGGAGATTAGATCGCGGCAGCGTTTGATTGCTGGGACGCCAAGAGCCATCTCGCGTGACACGATTGCTGGAATATAATTATTGAAGGTATAAAAACCATCATTCATTATCTGTGGCGCTTCTTGCGCCTTCATGACTTGCGACTTACGCGAAAAGAGACCCATAGAGGGCAATTATACACTACATGTAGGTCATTCGCTGTAGATTGCCGCTACCTGTTGTGGTTTTGTTAATTGATGTACAACCATTGCTGTTGAGATTGCACCCGATACATCTCCAGCACTCTTGCGTTTAACAATGCGCCAAGATGAGTCGTTGGTCTTAGCTGCGCAGTTGTTCATCTGTTGAACCCAGTTTTCCATGCCATTATGAACTAAACGATGATTGACCAACGCATCAAGTAAATCGCCACAAGCCTGATAGAAAGCAGCGCCGGATATATCCATGCAGACCTGTCCAGCATTGGAGAGTCGGTCAGCGATAGATTGCGCTGTGTACTTGTCGTAACAGATTTGACGGGGACGATACTGGTCAGCCCAGCCCTTTATATCGGCTGCAATCTTTAGATCATCAACACTTACTTGGCTTTCCCACGTTTGTAGTATTCCAACTCCAATGCGACCATCTGGGAGTATCTGTCCAGCAACCAAACTTGCATTGCGCCGTGACGGAGATACATCGAAAGCGAACACCGTATAACCGCCAGCCGGTATTGTGAGACTGGAATCTGAAGTGTCCTCAAGGACTCCATGCGGCCAAGGAGAGCTGAGAGAATCAATCCATTGGCATAACAGCTCAGTTCTAGTATTTTCAATAGGGCTTGTCGCAACTGCTTCTTCAAGGGCTTCCTCGCTTATCATGTATGAGAGTGCCGGATTAGCCATTGCCCATCCGTTACGATCTGTTATCTTGCAATATTGGGGAGCTGAGTACTCATAAAACCCAAAAGACTTAGGAGGGTTTTCTAAAGCTCTTTCTCGCATCCCGTTGAGAACTACCGAGAAAGCGTCTCCTGCATTGCTGGTAAGAAGCGTCTGAGAATTTGGACGCGCTCTAGTTGTAGGGATTGCCGCTCTGTAACCTTCCTCGGAGATTTCTCTAAGCTCGTCGATAAATAGGAAGTCCGCAGTTCTTCCGCGAGAGCCATCTCTAGTTGCCGCAACAACATCAAGCCTTCTTCCGTCCAGCATCTCAATAGACTCAGTTCCGTTGGCGTAGCGAATCTGTTTAACGAATCCCTTGAGATGGTCATTATTCTCCAATACTTGTGCGACTTGTCGGAAGGTGTCTAGTGCCATGCTTCGATTAGATGACATGATCAAGATGTTCTTACTATCCCACTTAAGCAGATGAGCCAATATCAGCATCCTAGCCAAGTGAGTCTTGCCGTTCTGTCTTGCAATGAGCAGCAGGTTAGTCTTGCGAATCCAGCTTCCCGATTTATCTACCGTGAGCATATCTTTGAGTACATGTTCCTGCCATGGCAGTAATGGCATCTGAATAATCTCAGCCAAGTCTTTTACATCTTGCAGCTTGTTTTCGCCCTTCAAAGCAATCGAGGAAAGCCTTGGTTTGGTTGCCCCTCGTATGACTTTGGTGCGCTTGGCTGGCATCGGTATTAGTTCTGGACTGGTCGGGCTGTAAAGGGACTGTCTTGGTGCAACTTCGACTGTGTCGGAGAGAGGCGGGCAGGAAAATCAGGGGGGGTACGCATGCGCTCTAAAAAAACGCCCTGTGAGCGACTGCCCTTTTTGCTGTTGCAAATTTTACAGCACGAAACCATGTTCGAAATATCAATGGCTAACTCAGGTGCTTTACTCACTGGAATTATGTGATCTATAGTCATGTCCTTGCCCTCGTATCCACAGTAGAAGCAAGTCCATCCATCTTCTGCGAGCTTACGCAATCGAACTTCTTTGTACTTCCTCGATAGTCTAGGGTCATTGCGCTTGCTACTCATTGCCAACCTTTAACTCTTAGATGATGTAGTGCCTTGCAGTAATCAGGCTCATCATAGCGTGTTACTCCATAACGATTGGCTACATAGTGCCACATCCAATAGAACTGCACATCATCTGGCTTACCCTTTAAATACTTACTTCTTCCTTGATAGTAACCATGGTGTGATCCATTAACTGCATGTCTATCAAACCTAGATTCTCTATACACAATAGCGTTATGACACAACTCTTGTACTTCAGTAAGTTGTTTATCAGCTAATTGTCTAATGCTTTGAATAGGTCTTTGTGAGCCTCCGTCTGCTACCTGCAAAGGTACAGATAGAGATATCCCAATAACGAAGGCTACCCACTGCGCTCTACGCGTAAGCGGCGCTGTGTGAGCCCCTTTAAGGGCTCTAGCCGTTAGAGTACCATAATGACAAAGCACATCGACAAAACCGCAGGTCAATGGGCGTGTCAACTTACCTAGAATCTGTAGTATAGAACCCAGTACCTTTGAAATGTGCCGGAACAGAACTATAAATCTTGCGCATACTAGACCCGCAGAACGGGCAATCAACATCATGTGGTTCATTGATACTCAACTCCTTGTCATATCTGGCATTCGCCTCGCATAACTCGTTATCACACTCGAACTCATAAATAGGCATTATCTAATTTTACCAATTTTTGATTTTGTTAAGGTTGATCGAGCCATATCGCCCATTCCAACCAATATGCACTGAAACATAATCTGACCTGATTTTCCATTTGGTCGTTCAAACTTAAGGTTAGGCG